ATATTCCCACTGTCTACCCCATCTTTGGGATGAATCATAACCGCAAGCAACAATATAATTATCACTTGTTTCAATAAGAGAGAACTTTTTGCCTTTTGTGTTTGATACCACTAATATTTCTCTATGATTTTCTTTCATATCACACCTCCAAGTTATACTCTTTAATTAATCTCTGTCTTACCATGTCGTTTAAATCTTTATTAACAGGCATTATCCTATGCGTATTTCTGTTGATATATACGAAATGACTTCCCTTGCACCTTGTCGGCGTATATCCGTTCTTCCGTAATATCATATCAAAGTCACGCATTCGCTTTGACTTTCTAAAATTGTGCATAAATCTCACTCCTTTCTGTTACCCGTATAGCCTGATAGTGCAGCTTTATATGTATATGTTCTCTCTTATGCTGTTCTCTTCTTGATAAATATAACCTTTGTACCTTCAATCACTCTTGACTGTTCAAGTCCAAGTCCTTCTACAATCATATCCTCAACATAAAGAGATACCGCTGTTCTAAAATCTAAAATAGGATATTTTGCACAAGCATTTGCCTTTAAATTTTCTGGTGTAATTTTTCTAAACTCATTTGATAAAAAACTCTTTGTTTCGCTTCTATCCTGTGCATATAACTTATACATATCTCTTAATGCACGAGTTATATAACTTACATATCCGCTATGTTTTCTATCAAATCCAGAATCTCTTATTATGTCATATACATATTCTGCACAAGCTCCATTGTCGATTGAACAGAGACTCAATGCTTCTGTATATGAACCAAGAACTCCACTTCCTCTATTACCTGCATTTTCTCTATACTCAAAGCCATAGATATTTTTCATTTTTTCAAGTGTTTCCGTTGCTGGATCATGTAATACAAGCATTGCACCATGCTTCTGAATTGGCGTTACCTTTCTAACTGATACACCCTGAAATGCATATAATTCAGCTTCAAATGCAACTCTTTCAGAATCTTCCGTTGGTGCATTTAAAATTAGTTGCACCTTTAAATCCTTATATTTATCCTTATCTACAATCTGACTTGCAATCCATCTTCCATAACCATCAACTATATACACTTTGCCTTCTTCCCAATGTGGTACACCAAGTAAAGGCATGAGCTTTCTTTCATCCCAATTATTAGTGAGATATTTTAAATCTCTTTCCGTTCTTTCGTCTGTCTGATACCGTGAATCAATTTCCATTAATTCAACAGGTATTCTAATAATTGCAATGTCTTCATGTATATCAGTGTATGCCTTTGTAAGACCTTCTAACTTGTCAACACTTCCCTTTGACTTTCTTCCTGTTACTACTTCAAACATTTTGCACATAATTAACTACCTCTTTTCTTTTAATATTTTTGATATGTATTTTGTGTATAAAAATAACGGCTTGCCTTTTGGTTCGCCGTTTAGTTACTAAACTTTTCAAACACTCCTGACTTGAGCATATCTGCTTTCCAACACTCAAAATCTGGATATTCTGTTTTGTTTGCTAAGTCTCTGTAGACTTCGTGCATTTGCTTTTCTGTAAAGCATTTGCCTTTAAACGGTTCTTCATAGGTAATATATTTCATTACGCTTCACCTCTTTCTTTTAGATAATTCAGATAATCTTCTTCACTTTCAAACTGCCAATATGCGTTTGCACTTGGGACAAGTCCCATATAAGCACTCCATGTATAATATCCGTTTGGTTTCATGCAAATATCCTCCTTACAAATGATTTTATTCTGCCTTTTATACTGTCAGCTTCTTCAATTTTCTTATAGTATTCTTCTCTTTCTCTTCTTTGAAACATATAAATTTCTTCTTCTCTTCTGATATCAGCGTCAGGTCGAAAATCTACAATCTGACTTCCATTTGATGCTGTAAACATTATTGCTCTCTGCATTTCCTTTATACCTCCTTTAATCTTGCATCACGCATTATGCGTGATATTTCATTTTCCGTTTTTGCATTGGCTATTGCCTGTAATGTATCTTCTGAATATTGTAATTGCTTTGCGATGCGTATAGCATCATATTTTGTTTTACTCATAGTTATATTCTCCCTTCTTTATCTTATAAAACCTGAATATTGAGCTTTGATGATTTCATCATCATAGATAATGCTTGTATAATTGTCGTGCATTATTAATGAGCAGATATCTCCCTTGATCCAATCTTCTGTGTTATCTGTGAATGTCCAAAGGTTTCCGTTGAAATCCTTGGCTGTTATTTCGTTTCCGTTCACACACTCAACCACTGTTGATAGTGGGTATGTGTGATTGTTGTAAGTTACCTTTTGAACTGCTCTACCTATAAATAAGGCAGAAATTTAGAGTGTTACTGTTAAGGTTGCCATGAGCAGTTTTCTCTTTTCCTGATGTGTAAATATGATTTCTTTTCGCATTGCTTTAGTTTCCTTTCTTGTAGTATTGACTTTGGGTATAAAAATAGCACCCTTTGCAGTTTGCGTTGGGTGCTTAGTGGTTTGATTATTATATTTGACGCAGTTTGAGTGTTACATCTGATTTAATTTTGCCTGAAGTTCGGCTATTTGAGCTTCAATAGCTTGTTTCTCAATTTCTTTTGCGTTCCATTCCGCATCTGGAATCCATTCCATAATTTCAAATGGTTGAACACAAAGATATTCACAAATACGGTTTAATGTGTCCGTTTTAAATACTTCATTTTTACTTATTTTAGATATAACATTTGTACTTATTCCTGTATCTTTACAAAGTTGTGTTTTTGTTATTTTGCGTTCATTTAATAATTTATCAAGTTTATAATATACTATCATATATTTTTAAACCTCCCTTCATATGCTCAAAGATAGCATATTATTTGACTTTTTTCAAGTGTGGTTTAAAATAATGCACACTATAAAAGAGCAGACTTTTTGCGTTGTCTGCCCTTCTAACTATGCATTATTCTTTTATTGTATCAAGTTCCGTTACATTCACACCCAAAGCGGATAGAATAACTTTTAAATCTCTATAACGCACCTTCATTGACTTATATAAAGGCGTTTCCTTTTCTGTCATTCCCATCCATTCCTGCAAGCGTGAAAATTCTTCTACACAAATTTTAATTGTTTCCTGGTTATTCATTTCTTCCATCCTTCCACCGCCTTTCTAATTATAGTATAGCGGATTTATTGCGTGTTTACAAGTTGCTTATTTAACATACATTTCACAGAATACAGCCATAAAAAGCTTGCTAAACTGTGCTTTGCTGATAGCTGTTACAAGTGTATTATCATTGACAATCTTTTTACTCTGAGCATATCTTGCACCAAACATATCTGACATATTCTCAGCAAGTTTGCTAATCTGAGCCTGAGAACAATCTTCAATACCAAGATTTACAAGAAACTGCTTGATTGCTTCCAAAAAGTCACCACGCTTATGCTCATTAATCTTTTTAGTATAGGCTTCATGCATACCATCAGGAATAAAAATATAAGTCTCTTTCATAGACTTTGTGAGTGGTTCAACAATAGCTTTATGTGCAGTTTCAGCCTGGCGAATTTTATTATCTACTTCTATCCGTGGAAACTTAGCAACTACTTCATCAACATTCATACCATTGTCAATATCATTCTGACGGTTTGCAAGAATAGATTCTAACTGTGCTTTGAGAGGCTTTATCTCTGCTTTAAAGCGTAAATCTTCTACTGCTATTGCAAGTGCTGATTCCTTAAAAGATTTTAATTGTGCTGTTGCTTCCTTACTCATTTTTGAGAAATTAATCTGATTTTTAGCCATAATTGCTCCTATCTCTACACCTTTTTGTTTGGGAGTATTTTTGTGTGTAGTTCCCATTATTTAAGTGTGTTATGCACACTATAAAAGGCTAGAACTAGAGCCAGTGTTACAATGACGCAAACTATTATTTTATATCCTAAAAAGTAGGTTCTTTATAGTGCGTACAATGTTTTCTGGATAGACTTCTAGCCTTCTAACTATGTATAACATTTTAGCGTTTTTAAACATTTCAAGGCATACACCACTTGCCGTATTTTACACTTACCTACTTCTACATTTAGGGTGCACTTATAGAAGGCAGTATCAGATTGAGCCAACAATCGACTTGCGTGGTAGCGTGTATAAAAAATCGTATTACCGATTTACGCCTATTAAGTTATCAAAGAACAAATCTACAAAGTGCGTAGGTTACAATAACCCACTATGCCATCAGGTTTGAACCGTCAAACCGTCAAACAATCGTTATGTAGATGTAAAAATTGTGTGGACTTTTTCACTGAATCGTGATAGAATAAAGAATGTAATCGGCTTTATTCTTATAAAGTCCTGGTGGTGTGGATGTTGGAGCATTTACACCACTTTTCAATTTCAAAGTGCGTAGGGTTGCAACCCCTGATATCTGCTATAAGATGGAGCTTGTCAAGTGTTATCCGCTTGACTTAATGCAAGTATAAACCCTTGCTTGAAATCTGTCAAGGACTTTTTGAAAAAGTTTAAATTCAATCAAGAATAACTTTTTACTATGTCATTTTGACA